TACTAATAGTTTAGCTTTCATACTATAAGTACGATAAAATCACAAAGTGTACTCCACCCTATTTAAAAAAAAACCCTTAACCAGTATTAACCAGTTAAGGGTGTAAAGACTTGACAAAATTTGTCAATTAATAAATAGGTTAAAGTAGGTTAAGTTAACCTCCCCTACATTGTTTTTATTAATAATTTATTTTAGAGATTCTTTAAGAATTGTTTCTACTGTATTGTTTATAGACCTGTTTTCTTTCTCAGCTTTAATCTTTACTTTGTCTAGAATCTCTTTGTCAAATCTAAAGCTTATTGGAACTTTTTTTTGTTTCATTTCTGTATATTTAAAAAAGGGAGCTGTTACACTCCCATTGTTGTTATTTTGTTAAAAGGTTATTTAAATATAAAGCATCTAAACCTTCTTTTGTTGATACTAAAAAACTATGCAAACTGTTAATTCTATCATATTCTTTTATATTTAAGCCTTGCATATAACCTTTACTTACATTTCTTTTTAAGTCTAATACTTTAATTTCTTTTATTGCTATTGTAATTGTCATTTTGTTAAGTTTACATAACTGCTTCATTGCAATTATACAGCTAATATAATACCTTTTGCAATACTATGCAATACTTTATTTAAATACTTTAATGTTTTTTTAATAAATATGATACTCTCCTCTGTTAGGATTTTCTAGTTGCATCATTAAAGCATACCTAGCTGCATCAATACAGTCAGGATGAGAGCCTGTAGGCTTTTGTAGATCGTTGCCCTCTTTGTCTTTTGCCCATATATAACCCTGAAGCTCCTTAATTAAATTCTTACTTCTTCTAGTTACATAGATTTCATTCTGGTTCATTAAGTTAATTCCATAGACTATTGAATCCCTACCTTTTGTCACAGGATAAACTCTATGACCATAGTTATTTAACTCGGCTATTGATTTAGGTTCAGCTGAATCGGCATAGATGTTTTCTTTGATATGAAGATTAGTTAAGAATAAACTAATGTCTCTATTATGCATACCCTTTTTATAAAGCAGTTCATCAAATATGTAAGCATTATTCCATTTGTATAATCTAATGTATGTAGAGGGATCAACAGAATAACCAAAATCCATTCCTCCACAAAGCAACCTAGCATCATTTGGTATATTATCAATCTCTTTCCAGTCTGAAATACAAACACCCTCCAAACTTCCTATTTCTCCTAAGCCATAGACTTTCCACCAGTTAGCCCAATATGTAGAAGTCTTAGCTTTGTATTTAGCTTTCTCTATTTCCTTTACTATAGATTTAGGTAGGCTGTCATTGTCTTTATAAGTTAAAGTAATAAAGTCAGTTTCACTTTGTCCTATAAGTTCCTTATCTACCCAAAATAGATTAGCAGGATTATAGTCTAGCCAGATGTTTCCACTTGTTCTTACTGCTAGTTGTTGGTAAGCATCAAAAGGCACATTGTTACATTCATTAATATATAAGTCTGTTCTTCTTGCCCCTCTTAGTTTATCTGGTTGGTCTGTGGAGAAAAACTCTATGTAAGAGCCATTACTAAATTCGTATTTTAAAGTGCTTCTATTAAACTTCTTTTCATAGTATCTATTCAGACCTTTTAGAATACTTAAAAAGTCTTTTAAAGCACCTCTACGCAAGTGAGGAATAGATTCAGATACTACACTAATTTCTTTGCCTTTGTTTTTAATAGCATAATCAATAAGAATTAATAAGATTGCTATTGTTTTTCCTGCTGAAGAACCACCTCTAATTATCTTAGTTCTATTATTTAGGTTTCTTAATTTATTTAAGGCTAAGGTTTTTTTTACTTGCATGCTAATCTATAAACAAAGGAAGGTCTTCATTTATTGTAATGTCCTTAGTTTCAATTGGTCTTCCTCTTCTATAATTTAAATAAAGCTGTATTGCTCTAAGATCGCCATTTGCAATTAATTCTTTAAGTTGTTTAATTACCTCTTCTTCACTAATAATCAAATCTAATTTTTCTATTAAATCTTGCTCTTCAGATTTAGGCTTTCTTCCTGCTCCTAATCTTTTACCTCCATTGTATTTTCTTTTGTCCATAATTGAAAAAGATTGATTAATCAATTTTTATATTCTCATTTGGAAGTGGAACTTCTACATTAAACCACTCCCTTAAAAACTCAACACACTTTACATGAAACTCTTCTTGTTCTATTGTAGAGTTATCAGTTGTCGATTTTGGTGTCTGTATTATCTCAGCTGTTTGTTCATTAACTCTTTCATCAAATAAAAATCTATTTTTAAAAAAATCATGTGTTTTTTCCTTAGACCATATTTCACCCCATTCGTTATATATTGCATTTACTGCTATTGGAATTATTACTCCAAAATAATAAGCATTTTGAGGGGAGCTTCTGTATTTCGTTTTCATCTTAATTATAACTTCGACATTTTTTCCCTCAAAGTGTTTAACAGCATTTGCTATCATTCCTTTGTTTCTAACTAGCTTTCCGTTTAAAACTTTGGAGACAACAGCAATACTTTTCATTTAATCTCTATATATAACTAACTTATTTTTTTTATTATTTACAGTAAAGCCATTTTTTTCAAGAATGTTAATTGCATATTTAACCTCTCTTTCTTGCTTTCTGAAATGTTCAAAAATATGATTGTTAATTGCTTCTGGCATAATTTATTTTTTTAATTTTGGTACTCTATTATAATTGATATTTAATTTTTTATTTTTATTAAAATTCCATTTATTAATCACGTTCCCTTCAAAATCCAATATTGTATAACCTTGTAATGCTAAAATCTTAATAGCATTTAACACTTCACCAACCTTATCATTAATTTTATAAGAGTTAAACATTAATTCTTATATTCCAGATATAGTTGTTTCATAACATTTACCATTTCCCTTACACATGATCCACAGGAACTCACCTCTCTTTTAGATGCTAATACCCTATTGTGTATTATTACCATTATTTTTTGCTCTTCGTGTGTTAAAGTTGGTCTTTTACTAGAATAGAAATTATCAAGCCATTTATATTCGTCATCATTTAAGCAGTCTTTGCTTCTATATGGAAATACTTTATTAAGTAATTCTTTTCTTTCATCACATCCACAGTCTATGCCTGTTACTTCACTTACTTTTTCAACTACCTTTTTTATTCCAGTTGCTTTTGTAAATTTTTCAATAGTGTCTCCAAGCCCTTTTGATTTTGGAGCAGACTTTTTCTTTGTTGCTTTTTTAGCTTTAACCTGTTTTGCCATAATAATATTCTTTTGCTACTTCTTTTTTTATTGTTAGTTTACACCTTTTAAGTGTTTTAAATACAGACTTACTGCTTATGGTAGTTGCTGTAGAAATTTTTCTAATGCTTGGTATATGGTAAACATATAAGTTCAACATTTTTTTATCATACCAATACATATTAGAAATTGTTTTTTCAATTGTATTAAAAACAACCTCCATGTTTTTAGTAGAATTACTTTCTTCTTCTTTGTCTATGTTTGAGTTAAGTGAAACTGTTAAAAGTTTCTTTTTTTTATAGTCATCAATAATTATACTTTTTAAAGTTCTAAAAAAGTATTTCTTATTTATTTTGTTATTTATATCATAATATTTTTGAGGATCAAAAGAATTAAGTCTTAATAATTTTATGTAGGCATCTTGGACGTAATCCTCAGCGTTTCTTTTTTGGGATAGACTTAAGGCGTTTTTAATAACATACCTTACCCACTCCACATGGAATTTTGCTATGTCAACTATTACTTGGTCTTTACTCATTTAACTAAAACTAATGTTGCATTAGGTTCTAGTTCATCAAGTAGTGCTTCGGTTAGTTTCCATTTAAGTCTCCAGACATCAGTCTCAAAACCTTTAACTTCAACAAGCTCTATTGAGCCATCAGGATAAACTACTTTAAAATCAATAAAGTAGTTACAAATTTTCTTTTCATTTACATACAATCTTAAGGGGTGCTGAGGAATGTACTCAGAAATTTCACCTGCTTTTAGTCTCCATTCTAACTCTGCTGCATAATCAGCTTCTTTTTTACTATGGTAGGTTCGACCATTGAACTTTTGCTTTACAGCTTTGTACTTATTTCTATTCTGATATTTCTTAGTGTACATACTAAGCAATACATTATATAAAAAAAATCAATACAAAACAATACTTTTATATTCTTTTAATTAACCAATCACTTTTATATGATCGTTTAACAATTCTATAATAAGATTAATTACTTTTTGTTTTTCTTTTTTAGATTTAACTTCGTTTGGTATAGGCAAAGGAGTAGTCTGTGGATTAAAATAATTTTTAAGATATTGTCCAAATTTTCTCATCGGTGTAAGGGATAGAAACCAAATAAGTTTTTTCATAATATTATTTTTTATCTATTTGTTTTAATTTTTTTATTGCCCATTCAATTCCTGTAGCACCTCCCCAAGCATCCCACATTAAACCACCACACCCCTCAGAGTATGGAACATCTTTATGCTGTTGATGTCTTTTGAATGAAGCCATTCTTGCAATCGTTTCTCTACTAATATTTTTTTTGTCTGCTAATTGCCTAGCTCTAGTCCAACCAACTTGAGTTCCACAGCTTGAGCCATTTTCTTCTTTGTACTTAATTGCTTTCTTAGCATTGTTAGAAGCAGAAGCAGGATAGTCATTATAAGATTTAAGATTAACTTTTTCATAGTTGTCTCTATATTGTTTTGAACATACTGCTAGTCTTTGATCTGTATTAGGAAATTCGCTTACGCTTGTAGAATTACTCATGCATCGTTGCATAAAATCCTTTCTACTTTCTGACGCTTTTGGTTTTGGTAGTGGCATATTAATTGTTTTTTATTTTAAACTGCTATATATATTTGTCCTATGTTATTAAAAAGAGGTTTTACTATTTTTTCAAGTTTTAAATACAGAAGTTTATCTTCTTTTATTTGTCTTTGGAGTTTTTCAACTTTTTTTATATTTAATTCTCTTTTTAAAACATAAACATTTTTTAAAGTATAATCATGGCTTCTATCAAATTGCCAACTTTGTAACATTAATATTGATAATTTCTCTTCATCAATACCTGCATATTTTAAATGTTTATATAAAAAATATATTGCTTTATTAGCTAAGTATACTCGTTCTTTATTATCATGCTCTATATTTTTAACTTTTTCTAAGGCTACATCTTTAGCTATTTGTAAAGACTTATATTTAACCGACCACACAAAATCAGTTGGAAAATTAAAATTTAAAAAGTCATCTTTAGTATATTTTAAAGATTGTAGTGTTTCTATCTCTTTTTCATCTTCAGTAATAGCTTTTTTAAAATATTGTAAATTTGAAAATGTTAACAATTTTTTATCCCACCTAAGTGCATTAATTTTAATAAGTCCATAATTTTTATGATTTAAAACGTACCAGTGATTTATTTCTTTTCCGCTTTTATGTCTAACATATCCTAATATGCTTAATGTGTTTAACCATTCTTCAAAAGATAAATCATAGGTTGGTATTTGGTTAAAAACACTTATAGTCATGGCTTTGTTGTTTACTCTAATAGCTTTTATTTCTACTTTTAAAGTTGTCAATGATAGTTCTTGTTTAGTGTGTATGTAATTGTCGATTTCTTGCATTTTGTTTTATTGTTTTAGGTTATATATTTTTAGATTTGTATATTTCATTCTCATGTTCTCTTGCTGAAGCTTCTTCTGCTAAATTAAATCGTTCATCTAGGTAGGTTCTAAAAAAGGTTAATATTTTATCTATAGAAAGCCTTTCGTAAAACTCACCATATTGCCCTGAAATAATTCTTTTAAAAAGTAAAGTTAGATCAGACATTTTAAGCATATAAAACTCTTCAACAACCATGCTAGAACATAGATTAATTTGTTCCTCGCTCATTGGTTTATTTAGATTTAAAACTTTATTTAAATACAATAACCAAAAAGTAATAAGCCCCTCTGTAAATTGTCTTCCTTGTTCGTTTTGAAACCTACCAATGCTTGGAGCTTTACTGCTCATGGCTTGTTCTATAGTTTTTACTTTGCCAGAAAATGCTAAACAATTTTTAGGACTGTATTTTTCTAGCAAGTTCTTCTTGGAACTCTGTTGAATAGCTGAGTTCATTTTTATTACTTTGTTTTCCATTATATATTCCTTTTATATGAGGTATTGTATTATTCAAATTGTTTTTCCAGTTCTTAATAGGTTTACCATGTCCGTTTTTCCATCCGTTGTCCTTCCATGAATTATATTTAGATAATAAAGCAAACTTAAAAGGCTCTGAATCTTTGCCTAGTTGTTTATAGATTGTATAGCTATATTCTAAAAATTCTTTTTCGGTGGGTATATTAACTCTATTTCTATTTTTATTTCTATTTTCATTTTCATTTTCATTTTCATTTTCATTTTCCATATGTTTAACATATGTTTTAGATATGTTTACAACAGAGGACTCGTCTTTGTTTTTTCTGTTTTTTCTTCTAGATTCACTATAAGCTTTTCTCTTATTGGCTTCGGTTTCAAGTCGCTCGTTATAATACATTTTTTGACCGTCTATTTTAAACATGTCAAAGACATCTTCATCATATGTTTTACATATCTTCAACATATCTTTTTTCCTCAAGTGACCTTTTTGATGTTGTAGGCATAAAAGTCTAATAAATTTTCCAACTTGGTCATCAGTTAAAAACATAGTACCAGTCAAAAAATCTGAGCTGTAAAACAAAAAAGCAGGATCCTTAGACATAATTAATTTCTTTTGTGTTAGTGGCGTACATATCAGAAGCTTTTAAATAAAGTTCCTCTTGTTGACTATTATTTAATTTTGGAAAAACAACGTCAATTTTTTGTTTATAAGAAGCAGTTTCTTTGTTAAGTAGGTTAATACATTTTAAACTGCAAAATCTAGCTTTATTAAAAAAATCAGGATCGGTTTCCATTAAGTCATCAAATCTTTTTATGGCAACACTTATTGTTGAATGATTTCTATTTACAAATGCACCTATTGTTGATCTGGTGTGCTTAGTACATTTTGAAGCAATATTTGCATAGATTTTCAAAGCATCACAAAATTTTCTTTCTCTTGTTTTTAAAGAGATATTAATATTGTTGAACTCTGATTCAACTACAGCTTTAATTTGAATTAAATCTTGCATCATTTTTTAATTTTGTTAGCTTCTCTTCAAACCTTCTTAATTCTTTTGTAGAATCTTTTATATGCTTTTTAATAAGATCATGACTACAGGCACTCAAATCTTTATATAAATCTTGTTTACAAAGTGAAATTTCTGCTGATAAGTGTATTATATGTCTACTGATACTATTATAAGTTTCATTAAAAGAACAAAGTTTAAAAGTTGAATTTACTTTGCCAGTTATATAATTCCTGGATGAACTTACAGATTTTACTAAAAAATCATTTTGTAGTTCTGTCATTCTTGAACGAACTGTGTTAAGACTTAATTTATTGTTAGATATTTTTGTTATCTCTTGACAGGTTAAGCCATTGGGATTGTTTCTTAAATAATTCCAGACTGCTTGTCTATGTGTTATTATTGTCGGTTGGTGTGAAATAAAAGAATTATTTCTGTTTATAATTGTTTCCATAATTAAAAGGGTAAATCGTTAGGTTCATCGTTATTCATGTCATTGTCTGAAATAGTTTCAGCATTAATGCCATTTTTCATTCTCCATTCTGAGGAAGACTTAATGGTTTCTTGTAACCAAGAGGGAACTAAATCGTTAACAGTTGTTATTGCATCTGGATTATAATTGTCGTTATAATCCCAAATAAAACTATGATTAAATTGACTAGGACATTCAAGTCCTTTTGGAAGAGTAGAAATTCCACCAATATTGGCATAGGTCTTGTCTCCTACAGAGTTATGTACTATTGAAAGCATACACTCAGCTCCCAGTAGTTTACTTAAATCAAAGGCTTGGCAATCGTCTTGAGTTAGTGCTTTGCCCCTCCAGTTATTTAAAAAAGGTAGTAAAGTAGATTTTTCATGTAATGACTTAGTAAATTGTCTCTCAATTACATAAGGCTGTTCACCTTTTTCAGGATTAAATACTTTGGTCAATGTAGGCAGTTCAAACTTTAATCTTATTAATGTTCTGCTTTTCTTTTGTCCTTGATATTCAGTAAGAATTGTTCCAATATCAATCATTGAAATACATCTTGCAGGATAACTTCCTGAAGGAATAATTTCTCTTTTTACAGAGCTTGAATTTGATAGTATCATATTTATTTATTTAAGGTTTGTTTAGGTTTATATACTTTTAAAATAGGTTCAAAATATCCCTTGTCTATTAGCTGATAACTAATTGTTTCGCCTGCGTTAAAAACAGTTTGTGGAATACTATTGAACCAAACACCGTTGTCTCCATTTTCCATAAACACATCGAAAACAAAGTTTCCGTTTCTTATTCTTCTAGCAGAGCTTATCGATTCTATTTTTTGATTCATTTTAATAGTCATGAAATTGAGCTTTAAGGATTCTAAATTGTTTGCCATGTGTAGTAGCTTTAATTTTGCCACTTTTAATTCTTTTAGTAACTGTAGGAGTACTAAGATTTAAATATTTAGCAGTTTCTTCAATTGTCATCTGAATATTTAAATCGTTTGCTTTTATTATTGCTTCAAATACTGTCATCTTATCTGTGAACTCAAAGCCAAATTCGTTGTAAAGTTTAGTGTCTAAATTTTNTGCCATTANGATTGAGGNGTTAGGTTAAACAATTCTATTCGTCTCTGTAATATTGATAAAACTTCATTATGGTATTGATCTGGAATTTGTTTATAACCAGAAAACCAGTTGTTTCTTATGGATAATGGTTTTTTACTGTAATGCTCAGCTAAAACTTTTATTAGCTGTTTTTGTTGGTCGCTATCTAATAAATTAAAAAGCGATTGAATGTTCTGTTCCATTTGTTATAATGTTATTAATTACACTTATTTTAAGTTTTCGGTATTGTATTGGATTTATGTCTAAATAATTGCCATCAGCATCAATTACATTTATAGAAATTTCAAAGGATGAGGTTAAATTGTTATAATGACAATAGCCATCAATTTCTATAATAAAATTTCCAGATTTCATTTGAACGCCATCTAAATCATAATTAGTAGATGTGTACTGGTCTAAATAAAATGGCAGTGTAATTGGTTGCATTTCTTCAAGAAATTTTGTAAATTGTATACTGTTCATTGATACTTATTTAACGTTTATTATTATTATTATACAAACAAAAGTAATCAATTGAATACAAACAAACAAATAAATTTTGTAATAAATTAAAAAAGATTACAAACTTTTATAACCTAACCAATAGAATACTAAACAAAAAAAAGTGGAAAAAACGACAATTAATAGCAGAATACAACAGATTATTAGTTCAAATCAATTAACAATTTCTAGTTTTAGTAGACAAATTGGATTAATAAATGGAGTTACTATCTCTAAAATTATTAATCAAAACAGAAAACCTTCCTCTAAAACTATAGGAAGAATTATTAATGCCTTTTCTGACATAAATTATGACTGGCTTATAAATGGTGAAGGTGAAATGTTAAAAGAAAATAAAAATAAAATACAGTCTGTAAACAACGATGAACTAACTGTTACCAGTAAACAAGTAATTGATTTTATTAGTACAGACATTAAAGATTATATTGATAATCGTGTTGGTAAAAATACAGAAAATTTAAATTTAAATTATCTAAATATTAAAGAAGTTATTTTAAGTGAAATTAATACACTTATAAAAAATTACCATAATAACACTATAAATAGAATGAAAAAATTATATACACCAATGGGAGTTGAAAATATATTAAATGAAGTTGATATAATGAAACAAAAATCTATAACCAATAATAATAAATTTATAAAAGCACACAGCAAAACTTTAAAAAAAATAGATAGTTTAGAAACAAAAATTAATAAAATCACTGAAGCTGTTTTACAAATTGAAACCTATAATTTATTAGAAGAAAAAAGAAAAGAAAAAATAGACAATAAATAAAATAACATAGCAGAAATAAGGCTTTCTGTTTTTAATAATAATACAATTACATATGAACTTTCAAGATTTTACAGAAGCAATTCACCATACAAAACATTTATCAGAAGAAGAAAAAGATATTCTATATAAAAAATGGAAAAAAGAATACTTTAAAAAATTAAAAAATAAATATTCATTTGTAAAAAACATAGAAACAAAATCTTAGCTCCAAAGTTTGTTGCTTGTTTCAATAAGTGTATTGTCATTTATTTTCTTATATTTTTGTAAAGTTTTAACATCCCTTATTCCCGCTATTTTCATTAGTTGGTGATCTGGCATCCCTCTTTCACTCATTAGAGTAATATACGTTCTTCTTGCAGTGTGACTTCCAATAAGTTTCCATTTGGGAAACACTTCTTCTTTTTTATCTTTACCCATGTAGCTTACTTTTTTTATTTTGTCGTTAATTTCAAGCTTTTTACACAGTGCCTGTATTCTTATATTAAATTTTTGACTTGAAATTTTAGGTAGTTTCCACTGGTATTTTTCTAATAAATTTCTCAGTTTAGGATGCAGAGGGATTAAAGAAGTGATTTTAGTTTTTTTAGATTTTTTTATAATAACAGATTGCCTTTGGTCAGCTTTTTCAAACATAGAATAATCTGAAAACCTTTGCCCAGTATATGCTCCAATTAAAAACAAATCTCTAGCTCTTTGTTCCGCTCCTTTAAGATTTGCTTCTTCTAACAATTTTAGTTCAGATTCAATTAAATGTACATCGTTGGTTTCATGTTTTTTAATAGTAAAATGTTTATAATCATTATTAATTTTGTAACCTTTTTTTTTAATCCACAATAAGCATGTTTTAAAAAAATTAAAATATCTATGGAGCGTATTGTCATATAATTTGTCATTATTTCTTAAATAAGAAATAAAAGAACTATAAAAATTATTATCTAAGTCTCTTAGTGTATATTTTTTATTATTTATTGATTGAAATTTTATAAATTTATTCAGCACCACTTTATACTTTTGAATTGTCTCTTTACCAACTTCTTGCATTTTAATTTTTTCATTAATAAATTCAATCCAAAAATCTTGTAAATAAATAAGTGTTTTTTTCTTTTTACTAAAATGTTCTTTTAGATGTCCTATTGTAAGTCCACTTCCATTTTTTTCAATAGCCTTATTTAATTTTTTATTTAACTTAATAAGCTGATCCGTTATTCTTTTATTTTTATAACTGTCACCCCCCCTTTTTAATTTAGGCAGTCTATTTAGTTTAGACCAGTCTTTAGGATGTATTGAAATATTAGCAGGTTTTACAAAAAGTTTTTTTTCTTTTTTTACATAGTATTGTATTATAATTGGAGTTGGTTTATTAATTTTAGGTTGTTTTAAATAGAAATACATATTTATAAGTGTAAGAAAAAGTGTAAGTAAATATATGTCTAAATTAATAAAATATATAAAATTAGATAAACTATAAAAAAAACTTAGAAGGTTTTTACTCTTATTTTAAATAAAACATAAAACTAGATAAAAGAAGTTCGAATCCCCGTCTCTCCGCAAAATCCCTTGTAAGTCATTGATTTACAGGGGATTTTTTTTTATAAGTGTAAGTATTAGTGTAAGTTTTGCTATAATTAGCTGTTTATTTACCAAGTTCCATTAATTCATTTATACAAGTTTTGCCACCAAAAACAACTGCACATCCAATAGCAGGCTTTTTTCCTCTTTTAGCATAAGCAAAACTATACTGGTCAAAGTCAATGCCACACCCAACCTGACAACCAAAAATTTTAAAGCTTGCACCAACAAAATACTCAGTGTAAGCCTGTGTGTGTAAATGTCCCTGCACTGTACTCATTAAGTCTGATTTGCATTTTGTTCTAGCAGTTCCTGCTTCTCCATGAACATATTGGACATTATCATAAACCACCCTATCTTTAAATTTCCATTTTGGAGTTTTTAAAACTTCTTTATAGGATTTAATCCATGCCTTTGGTATGTTACCAGAAAAAGCTTTTCTACGTATTAAACGATCATGGTTACCAATTAAAACATCAGCTTTTGGAAAAGCTTCATACCACCTAGCAATTCTTTTTATAGCAAATTCAAGTTCTTCAGCTCCACTCATGCCATCGGGATCGGTTTCATGATAAGAACTAAAATGGTTGTCAATTAAGTCACCAATAAATATTACTTTATTACANTTNTGTTTACTATAGATATATTCACAGTGGTCTAAATAAGAATCTAAACAAAATGGTTCATGTAAATCACCAATAACTAAAATGCGAGATTCTTTTTTTGTTATATGCTGATAAGCTATTTTTTTATTGCCTTTAAGTCTTGGTCTTATTTCTATCATTTACCCTGTCCTTTATATCTTTTCAAGTAATGTTTTGAGGATTTGAGTTTGCTAGATTTATTTTTTGAATGTATTCCTTTTCGTTTTCTAGATTTAGATTTATATATTGATAAAATCTGATTTTTAGCCATTATTTTCTTTTAATTTTTTCAAATGATCTGCCACCGAAATAAGCTGATATAACAGTAATTAAAGTAAGTTGTAATAAATCAATCCATGTGTCTTTCACTTCGAAATTTATAACACCTGCATCAATAAAAATTATTAAAATTGTAGAAATAACTAAAAATAATAAAACAATAGGCCTTACATTTTGTGAAAGCCATGAGCCTTTATTGTCTGAAAGCCACCTTTCAGTTACATTTTGTTGCATCTCACTTTCAGCTTCTAAAAATACCTTAGCCATTTCATTTTCAAACCTTGCACGATCCTCTTTTGAAAAAGTATGTCTTGCTATTATATCACTTATTTTTTCAGCTACGTTTCCTGCTGCTCCACCAAAAATTTTTGATAGTATTTTTTTCATAAAATAATTTTAAAACAATTATTAATATTATAATTGTATAAATGTTTGCATGACTTTCGCCACAAATTCCAAGTAAGTGTTGAAGTGTTTCCATCATAATTTATTGTAAAGGTAAAACAGTAAAAGAGCCTATAATTAAAATAACTATTATTATGAATATAAACTCAATTGTCTGTTCGTTCATCTTTTATATATTTTGTCTTCTAGTTTATCTAGTCTTTTTGCTTCTGTTTCAATATGCTGCTCTAAAAAATTAATTTTTTGCTTTATTACGTCAAGAGATTGAGCAGGAGGCAATTTTTTAGCCACTTCTATTTCTTGTTTATTTAGTTCTATTTGTTTTGTAAGTGTTGAATATGTCATTGTTAAACTTATAATACCTCCGACCACTAATATTAAGGTTTTTAAATCTAAATTTAAATCTGATTTTCCGTCTCCATCTATGTCTAAGTTGACTTTTTTATTTTCTATTCCCATCAGTTATATATTTGTACTCTTCCTTAGCATTAAAACATGGACAAACTTTTTTATTTGTAAAATCGTTATGCCCATAAACTGTAGCATTTGGATATTTTTGTTTTAACTCTTTTAATAGTTTTTTTAACGATTCTTTTTGTTTTTCGGTTCTGGTGTCTTCCCATTCTGTCATATCTCTATTCATTCCTCCAATATAACAAATACCTATAGAGCTTCTATTTTTTCTGAAACAGTGAGCTCCAATTTTTTTTTCTGGTCTAGCTTCTTGTATCTCACCACTAAGAGTAATTACATAATGATAACCACAATCTGACCAACCATTTCCAGTAACATGCCACTCTGTAATATCTTCCACATCAAACTCTTTATGTTCTGGAGTAGCTGAACAGTGAACTATAAGCTTATTTATTTTTCTCATAGTTTTTTAGTTTTTAAAACTGTGTAAACAATAGTACAGATAAGAAGAATTACTTTTAACCATGTCTCAATTTCAGTCATTGTCAAAGCCAAAACAGCAGAGTTTAAAAAGTAAATCTTCAAATCTGTTATGTCCATTATTTTTATTTTATATATTCGTCAACTACAACAGCTTCTTCTTTCTCTTCTATTGGTTCAAAACTTCCATTTTTTAAATCAATATTGATTTTACCATAATCTTCTTCTAGTTTCTTTTTAAACTCTTCGCTTTTTAACTGTGACTGATTTAAAGCATGTAGCAAATGGAATTTTTGATTTTCTAACGCTCCAATATCATGCAAAGCTTTCGACTGTGTTTGAACATGGTTTTGTAAGGTTTCAAGTTCTTCTTTTTTAATTTTGTTACTCATTTTTATTTATTTAAGGATTAATTTTTATTTGTTTTATTTACATTTACATTCTTGCTTTAATAAATCAACTTCTGCTTTTAGTTCTTGTATTGACTTAACTAATAAAGGAACTATTTTAGAATAATCAACTCCCTGCATTTCTTCAGCATCTTTTTCTCCTGTTACAGCGTCAGGTAAAACTTCTTGCAGTTCGTGAGCCATAACTCCATAGCTTCTGCTTTCATCTAATTTCCATTTAAAGTCATAAACAGGTATTTTAGAAACCATATCTAAACCTGCAAAATCTTGTAAATCTTCTTTTAATCTATAATCAGAAGTTGTGTTAAAAGAAGTTGTGGTATTTGTATATGAAATAGAACCTTTTTCACCACTGGCTTGTAAAAATTGTAATACAGTAGAAGCTCCTGTATCTTCTTTATGAAATTGTAATAAAGCAGGTGCAGTATTATTAGTTGTTGGTATAATAAGTAATTCAGCAGTTGTTGAATCTCCTATTTTAACATTTCCTTCAAAAGTTGCGTTTTTACTTGTGTCTAATGTTAAAACATCTTGAAGAGTTCCTGAAGAATTTGATGTTCTTAATACCATAGTTCCGCCATCACCTGAGGTAAATCTTTTAAATGCTATTTCAGATTTAGGTGTTCCTGTTGAAGTTGAACCTCTTAATACAGCTTCTGCTCCAAAATCTCCTGATGTATTATTAATGTGAAGTAATTGTTGAGGCGAAATAGTTCCAATTCCTACATTTCCCCAATTGTCTATACGCATTTTTTCTGTATTGTCAGTTTTAAATATTATATTAGAATCTACTGAAGTATGGTTAGCATCATAATCAGCACTTAAAGTTAAATTTTGATTAGCTAAAAGTTCTGTACTTCCTGCTGCCCTTGATATTTTAAAAACTTCATAATTAGGGCTTTCTCCTCTACTAAAAATTTGAAAATCTTGAGAACCAGTTGTACCTGCTGTTTGAATTTCTAATAAAGCAGAAGGTGTGTCAGTCCCGATCCCGATGTTTTGTGAACTGTCTATGGTTAAAGCTATAACTTCAGAGCTGTTGTTTGCTGTACTAAAAATCATTTTACCATATTGGCTCTGGTCACTTGATGCATCTCCATCAATGCTAAAATCAATTTTACCAATAGTCACATCACCTGTTCCATTATCAAAGTTTTCAGCATAAATAGTAGAAACAATAAAACTTGTAGTGCTGTTAGCTCTACGACCTGCTAGTCTCAAATCACAAGTTCCATTTCCACTAGTAGTTTGTTTTGCATCTATTTTATAAGAAGGATTACTATTTCCTATTCCTACATCTCCAGAACTGTCTATTGTTAAGGCAGTAGAATCAGATGTACCAATTAACATTGAGTTATTAGAATGAAAATAGGTTATATACCCTGCACTATTTTGAGTAGTATCTGCAAAATATATTGCACTCCTGCCATCAGTATCTCCACCTACTATTGTTATTCCATTTTTATCATTTACACCTGTACTTCCAACAACAAGATTATCTGCATTAGTGTCGTAACCAGATGGCGTTACTCCTATTCCTACGTTTCCAGAACTGTCTATTACTAATCTAGCATCATTTGCTGTATTATCGTATATATAAAATAAACCTGCACCTAATGTATTTGCAGACCCACCCACTGCTACTTCCCAGTTTCTTGTTGTTGTATTATGTAGACCTAAAACTGTTTGGGAAGTATTTGTGCTTTGAATTTTTAATCCTGGATTTGTTCCATTTTGTACAGTGTTAGCTCCAACAGTAACATTTCCTGCAAAAGTTGAGTTTCCAGAACTGTCTATTGCTAAACTATTATCAGGTGCAGTTCTATCTACTAATAATTTTTTACCTGTAGAACCTTGGTCAGATGCTAAAGCTATATTTGTTCCATCATTAATTAAATAAGCGATATCTGTACCTTTTTGTAGTGTTATAAAAATATCACTTGTATCATATATATGTAATTGAGAAAAAGAAACAGGCGTTATTCCAATTCCTACGTTCCCCCCAGATGTTATCCTCATTTTTTCTGCACCATCAGTAAAAAACGCCATATGATAATCACTTGTATTATATCTAATTAAACCCTCGTGTCCATTAATATTATTATTTATAGAAAACATTAATCTACTATAATTACTTGCACTTGCTTGTTGGGTATTAATTATTATACCACCTTTTGTACTATCACTTACTTCTAATTGAGCAAAAGAACCTAAAGTAGCTGATATTGTATCAATTCCTATTAAAACATTTCCTGAACTGTCTATAATAACGGATTCATTAAATGTACCATCCTTTCTAACAGCAAACCTTAAATCTGCTGTTCTATTTGCTGAACTTGAAAAATCTTCTATTGCTGTTGATTTTATGTAAGAACCTGCTATATTATTAGCGGGTGCAAAATATAAGTTAGCAGTATTATTTGAAGTAGCATTTGTGTTTGTTATATATACATTTGTAGTTGTAGTTTGTGAACTTCTTAAAAATACAGCATCTGAAGCAGTACTTGTAACATCTAAATTTCCATTTACATCTACATCTCCTCCAAAAGTTGAACTAGCATCAGCTATTGTCAATACATTAGAAGTGGCATTGTCATCAATTCCTGTAGATGTGAAATTTGTAATTTTGTCACCTGCTGTTATAGCTATGTCTGTTCCTCCAGTTGTATTTCCAACTGCTAAAACCTCCTGTAAAGTATCGTGTAAAGCTACGGAAGCATCAACATAATCTTTTGTAGTTAATGTTAAACTACTATCACCTGAAACTGTAGATGAAGAGCTTACCTTACCGGCAAATATACCATTTCCAGTTTCTCCGTCAAGTTCTATTTTTAAATCAGTATTTTTATAAAATTGTAATTTACTAGCATTAAAACCACTTCCAGTTACACCAGTAAACTTAGTTACTGTAGTTGAATTTTTAATTTGGTCAATAGTTCCGTCAAATTGAGCATTGCCAGTTGTTGTTATGTTATTAGTAATAGTCAAATCATTTCCAATTGTAACATTACTTGGCAAGCCTATTGTTAAAGATTGATTTGAGGCACTTGTTTCAATTTCATTTGTAGTTCCTACAACTGCTAAGCTCTGTGAATCTAAATCAACTGCACCAGTTGTCCCTCCATCACCACTAAAATCTAAATCTTGTGCAGTTATACTTGAATCTATAAGGTCTTTGACAGCAGCTGAAGTTGGAATTGTAGTGTCATTGTCATTGTTAGCAATTCCGTCTGCTTGATCGACAAATTTTGTAATTGAAATGCTTTGTCCTGTATCTGTAAGAGTTCCCCATGCTAAATCACCAGAAATTGTAGCATAACCTGTTATTAATGCATTTCCGGAAATGTGAAGAGCTTCTGTCGGTGTTATGCCTATTCCTATTTGAGTTGTTGAAACATATAAAGGAGTTACATTTCCAAGTCCGTCTGTAAGTTGTTTCGCTGTCCCTCCTATAGCATCGTTGTCAATAGTTTTTAGAATAGCATCGTAAGTAGCTGAAATTAATTGTCCTGTAAATGTCGCCAATGTGTTTTATTTTTAATTTGTTCTACTTTATTTTCTAAATATTTTTTAAGCAAAATTTCGTTTTTTTCTTGCTCTTTTTTTGTTTTTAACTTAACTGCCATCCTCCAAAATTTGCTGTGTCATCTGGATATATATCAGGAAAACTATTTGCATAGTATTCAGGAAATTGAGCAGGCGAATTATCCTGTAAATAATCAATTAACCTGTTTGAAAAGTATTGAGCTGTAGTCCTTTCTTTTTCAATTAAAAAATCTACTTCGTTTTTGTCAGCATTCACAGCATTTTCAGAGGTGTGTTTATATATACCATTGTTAGAAATTGAATATGCACCATAAGGAAGAAATTCAACCATAGCCCAATGACAAAGAGGTTGTTTAATATAATCTTGTACTAAGGTTAAATAATGTCCTGCTAAATTGTTATTAGCAATTTTAGTTTCAAGTTGATTATATAATTCAGTTCCTAAAAATCTTTGTATTTGAATTTCCTGTGCAATAAAAATATATTG